AACTAGACAATGGTACGAAAGCATTGTCTTATGGCCTGTCTCATGCTGGTTATGACCTGCGCCTTTCTCCTGAAGGCTTCATGGTCATTGATAACAGCGTGAGCAAAGACTTTCCTCTTGACGTGAAGAGCTTTGATGCGGAGCTGATGGAAGAACAGAAGCCTCGTCAAGAAAACGGCAGCACATTCTTTGTGCTTCCGCCTTTTTCCTACGCTCTTGGCGTTAGCCTTGAACGCATCTCGATGCCTAACAATGTGATGGGCATCACAGATGGGAAGTCAACGTATGCTCGTCAAGGGACCATTCTTAACGTCTGCCCAATTGAGCCTGGCTGGTCTGGTCATCTTACTATTTGTATTATCAACCCCCTGGCTTTTCCTGTACGCATCTACGCTAACGAGGGCATTGTCCAAGTAATGTTTTTACGTATGGACGAAGAGTCAGCACAAGCTTACGGCGATGGAAAGTATCAAAATCAAGGCAATCGCCCGGCCTTTGCAACCGTTTGACAATCGAAATCTTGCTAAGCTGTTTTTGCTCGGCGGGTTTCGGTATCGCGGGGCGTGCTACGGCTTGGCGTGACATGGCGAGGAGGGCGCAAGCCCTCCTTCTCATTATCTGCACTTATGAAAAAGCCGGCCACTGATTACTACAGCCGATATATGCTCTCCGAAACTTGGGCCGAAAAACGGCTGGAGAGACTTGACGCTGATGGGTATTGCTGCCAAACTTGTGGCAGTCGCGAAGACCTGGAGGTTCACCACAAATACGGCGGACCGCCAGACTACCACTACCCCAAGCCATTGGGGCGAGAGTCACTTTCCGACTTGATCACACTCTGCAAGCACTGCCATGAAGCCATCACAGACAGCGTTCGCCGTCGAAAGCATGAGCTTCAAGGAGTCCCTGCAATCATTGATCACAAGACCACACGACCCTCATTGTCTTTTAACAATGGCTCAACAGCAGTACAGCTTCAAGATCACGGGGATTGCCCCGCTGATCGTCCACAACGGCGAATTGGCCGACCCATTTTACGCTTTTAGCCAGGAAATTAAAAAGATTTCGGGCAAACGCAAAAAAACTGAGGCCGATCACGAGATGATGGCCAAGCTTGAATGGCGCGGCGGTCTTTATGTGAATGAAGGCAAGCTGATTGTTCCTTCAGACTGCTTTGAAGCATCACTCGTGGGAGCGGCCAAGCTTTCTCGCCTTGGCAAAGACGCAGCTCGCGGCTTGTTTGTGGAAGACCACTTGCTGATTTGTGGAGACGGCATTCCTGATTCCGTAGACGAAGATGCCCTTGACGCTATGTACGAAAGTGGCAAGTTCACCTTCCGCAAGGGAGTTCGCGTAGGCACTGCGAAGGTCATGCGCACTCGTCCCATCTTTGGGCTTGGATGGTGGTCGCAAGCCACTATCGTCTTTAATGATGCCGTTTTTAACAAACAGCAAATTGAAGATTTGGCCGAAGCCGCTGGCTCTCAGATTGGGCTTTGCGAATGGCGCCCTCGCTTTGGTCGGTTTGCTGTGAGCGAAGGGCAGTTCTCTTGACGACTGGCATCTAAGGGCTTATGATTAGGGCTCCCACGCAAGGGAGCCTTTTCTTTTGGTCGGAGGCATGGCAAGCTCAGGCGCGGATTGGCCAGGTGAGTTTGGAGTTGGGTGAGGCTGGCTACGGCACGGGCATGAGGAATGCAAATGTTTTTGGTCAGGGGTCCGGCATGGAACGCTTGGGTAAGGCGAGGCGTTGCCTGGCGGGTCAAGGGCACGAGAAGTGCAAATGCTTTGGTCGGGGGCCGGGCAAGGCGGGGTGGGCAATGGTGTAGCAAGGTAGTTTGCGGGCACGAGAAGTGCGATTATTTTTGGCCAGAGGCAAGGTCCGGTCTTGTCGGCTCTGGTACGGCATGGTACGGTATGGCCCGGCTGGGCGAGGCCTGGGCACGAGAAGTGCAAGTTTTTGGGTCGGAGGTGTGGCAAGGTGGATGCGTGGCGAGGTGAGCTTGGGCCTGGCGCGGTATGGGCATGAGGAGTGCACATTAAGGTCAGAGGCTTGGTGCCGCGTGCTTGGATGCGGCGTGGAAGGCAAGAGTAAGCCACGGGCGTGAGAAGCGCGTTAACATTTGCCTATGAGCGCTCTTGAAGACAATTTTCTTAAAGCATGGCTGCTTATTGCACCAGACCTTGCACTTGAGCGCGAATATTCAGCCATCGAATCATGGGAGCAAGACTTCCAACGGCGCTACGCCAAAAGTAAACGCAGCAAACGCTATCGAGCTGACTTTGCTCACATTGAAGCAAAAATCATTGTCGAAGTGCAGGGAGGAACATGGAATCGCGGACGCCATGTTCAAGCGTCGGGCTATGCCAAAGATGCCAGAAAGTTTAATCTTGCGCAATTCTCTGATTGGCAAGTATTTCTTCTGGTTTCAGAAACAGCAACAGATCAAGCAGTGCTACAGCAAATCGCTCAGCACATTCGCAATCGCCTACTGCAAAAATAACTTACTTCCCAAACGGCCAAGGAAATCGCCTGGCTTGAGAAGATTGCTGCTGTTCTGCGAATGCCTTGATGGCTTCACCAGCTTCGCCAAGCAAAGCGTCTGCTGCTTCCAAGTCCATTTGCTGGATTTGCATGGCTTGACGCAGTTCAAGGTTTTCTTTAACAAGCGATGCAGTGGCATCTTGCATGTTGCTCCAGCCCTGCATCATATTCCACGCCACTTCCTTGAGCTTATTAATGTCGTTGCATTCGTCCAATGCCTTCTTATTGGCGACAAGGGCAAAGTCCCTTTCCATGCTCCGTTCAAAAGGCCCCATTTCAGCAATGTAGTCGCGTCCGTTGTAGCTTAATGCTACTGGAATGGAAAACATTCTTGACATGGGGCTCCCGTCGTTTGCTTTAGCCTAGCGATGCAGAGAAATGGCAGGCAGTTTGTTTACGCAGTGGACGATGGAAGGAAAGCCGAAAAGCTTGGTACGGCTTCCTTCAGAGCCCTCCCGAAAACGCCAGTGTCCCACACTTGGGAAGTTGGGCAAACCGTCGTGTATGTGCAGCCCACTGCTGCGGGATGGATGCCCACGAGCCTCTTGGGCACCATTGCTGCCATCGTGAAAGACGGAAGACAAAGCAAAGCTCATATCATTTGGCACGCTGAAACGAAGGTGGCGCCTATTATTGGCTTCCAGAGGCTTCGCCCCTTCCTCTTGATTCATGACTTTATCTCCAACACAAGACGATTCGCTTAAGGTGGTCAGCAAGGGCATCGCTGAAATCCTTGTTGCCTTTGGCTTGATTTGCCTGCGTTCATGGCTATTAAACATTTGCGTGGGCTGGATTTTTCCAGGATTCATCCTTGGCTTTTGGCAGTGGGTGCTAATTGCCATCACTATTCGCATGCTTATTTGGCCCACTAATTACAACAACAAATGACTCGCTCTCCACTCCAGACTATTGATCCCCTCTGTGACGGTATTAGCTTTATCAGGCTCATCGATTGGATGGGAACTTCGCTTGACATCGTTTGTGATGCGCGGCAAAGTTTCGATCAAGCCTCTCTTGAATGGACTGATAAAGATCAGAAGCTTCTTGACTATTTGGTGAAGCATCAGCACACTAGCCCCTTCAGGGGCGTTGTCACAAAATGGCAAGTGAAAGCTCCGCTGTTTATTGCTCGTCAATGGTGGAAGCATGTTATTGGTGGCACGTATGCCAATGACCAACTCGGCTGGAATGAAAAAAGCTTCCGCTATTGCGAAGCTGATGATGACACTTGCTACATGCCTCGCGAATTCAGGCAGCAAAGCGCGAGCAATAAACAAGCTTCTGCTGGCCCTCTAGAGCCTTCTATGAACAAAATGGCGATGATCGAATATGCCAAGGCGCTAGAGCAAGCTAAGCAGGCTTACAGGGCTCTTCTGACGCTAGGCGTGAGCAAAGAGCAGGCTCGTGGAATCATGCCAATGAGCGCATATACGCAATTCACGTGGACCTGCAGCTTGCAGGCTCTTCTGCATTTCTTGTCATTGCGCGACAAGCCAGATGCACAGGGTGAAATCCAATGCTACGCTCAAGCACTGGCCACACTGGCCCGCCCTCTCTTTAAAGAAGCCTTTCAAGCATTCGAGGAAAATGGCAATGCCTTTTGAACAAGCCCCTGAAGCTTTCCATCCCGTGGAGCGCCCTCAGCACTATGCATTCGGTGGCATTGAAGCTATTGAGGGCATTGAAGCAAGCATGAGCGCTGAAGCCTATCGCGGTTTTTGCAAGGGCAATGTGTTGAAATACGTTTGGCGCTATGAAAGCAAGAATGGCCTAGAAGATTTAGAGAAAGCCAAGTGGTATCTCAATCAGCTTATTTTTGCGCTTGAAACTGATCAAGAACGTGAAGCCCTGGCGGCCATTGAAAACAACGTGGAATGTACGGACGGTTTCTGTCCAATACCAGGCATTCGCTACGATCTTCCTGGTAAGCAAGTACTATTTGATCCCGTAGATAAAGCCTAAGCTGCCTGCCATTCTGTATAACAAAAGCCCCCAGAAATGGGGGCTTCTTCTTTTGACGGTGGAATGTAATAATCACGCTCTTCAGCAAATGCTTCAATATCCTGCAATGAAGTGTGGGCACTAACAAAACTATTGTGATGCACCCATGCCAACAAAATCTCTTCTCGCTTCTCGGTCCAAAAGCGCTGCGGACGCCACCATTCAAAAATAGGCTCAGCTCCTTTTAGTAAATTACACGCTTGACAACTTGGCACTAAATTGTATTTTGCGAAATGAGGGCCGCCTTTGCTTTTGGGCACAATGTGATCAATAGTCAGCTTTTGGTCCCATCGCCCGCAATATGCACAGGCGCATTGCCCGAGCGGTCCTCGCAAGGGATAATCCTCGAAAATGCTCTTACGGAATCTCCTTCTAGCGTCTCCAGGGCGAAGTTCAATGAGAGAGTAAAGCAGCTCATCGGGACCATTCGCTCTTGGCATGGCACTATTTACTTTTTCTGCAAACAATCTAACGGGCAACAAGCAAATAATGCGTTTTAGCTAATATAAAAATTGCAGAGAATTCCCATGGAACCATTCAAGGAAGGCATGGCCAATTTTGTGGCCACTATCACGGCTGGCATGCTTCTTTCTACGGGAGCCATGCTTATTACTGTCGGCAATCAACAGGCCAAAGTGGCAGTACAAATTGAAAGCATTACGGAAAAGCTTAGCGCTCTAACGGACAAAATGAGCGATATTGAAACAAGAGTGCGCAGCCTTGAGATTAAACGCTAGGCTTTAGGAACTCCCCTTTCCCATCTTTTAGGAGAATCATCATGACTGGCGTCGAATGGTTCGTTGTTGGCGGCATCATTGTTGCTGCTCTTGATCAAATTATTGAGCGCACTCCCTACAAAGAAAACAATATTCTGCAACTGATTTTGACTGGTCTTAAGGCTATCTTCCGCGTGAAGGACTGAAGCCGAAAATGGCTGCCGCCGTTGAAAACTCTTGGCAGGGCGTAAGCCTCCATGCAAAGCGCGTGGGGGCTAAATTCCCTGAACTAGTGGCAGCTCAATGGGCTCTTGAAAGCGGCTTTGGAAAGCATTTTTCTGGCACCTGGAATGCGTTCGGCTTGAAAGGCGCTGGAACAACGACTACCACTAAAGAGTTTTACGACGGTAAATGGGTGGAAATCAAGGCTGGATTTATTGACTTTCCCAGCCTTGCCGCATGCATCGAATATCTAGTTAGTCGTTGGTATTTAGATTGGAAGCAATACAAAGGCGTGAATCATGCGCCACGTCGTGAAGCGGCGGCAAAAATGCTACAAAGCGAAGGCTATGCTACTGATCCTGGTTATGTCGATAAGCTTATTCGCTTAATGGACCAATATTCTCCATTGCCCTCGGAAACAGCAATGATTGAGCTTTCTAATGCTGCCAAATACTATCAAGAGCTGCGCCATCAAAAAGAGGCATGGCAATGGCTGCAAAAACAGCTAACGCAAAGCGAACTTGCAGAATTTGCAAAACTTTATAGAAATGACGGAGCAGAACGCAAGCCACTAAATGTGCCTTATTTTTCGCAACGAGACAATGTATCGGGGCAAGGCGGCAGGGAATGTTTCAGCAGCTCCTGCGCAATGGTGGCAGCGTTCTATGGAAAGGTAAAGGGAGATGATGAATACAATGTCATCAGAGCTAAGTTTGGCGACACTACAAATTCGTCTGCACAAGTCAAAGCGCTGCAAAGTCTTGGCTTAAAGGCATCGTTTTCTCAATCCTTCAATCTTGACGCATTGAAAAAAGAAATTGACGCTGGTCGCCCAGTGGCAGTGGGATGGCTTCATCACGGCAACTATCGTCGTCCCTCTGGAGGCGGTCACTGGAGCGTTGTCGTTGGTTACACAAATGACGCCACTATTCACAATGATCCGTTCGGAACTGCTGATCTTGTAAAGGGAGGATATGTCAGCTCTGGCGGCGGGAAACTTGCAGAGTTTCCTAATGATTACTGGCTGCCTCGCTGGGAGGTGAAAGCGAACGATGGATGGGCAATGCTTGTTCGACCATGAGCAAGGAAAGCTGGCTTAATGCCCTCTGCTACGAAGCAGGACTCTGGGCTGTCACAAGATGGCCCTCTCTTGCTTTTAATCCATGGTTCAAACGGCTCATGGAACATTGTCGTCCAGACTGGACAGAATGGAAAACTAAAATCGTCATGGAAGCCGTTGATAAACAAACTGCTTCTCTCGTGGAACAATGGGAGAAAGAAGAAAGAGAAAACAAAGCCAATGCTCTTGCATGGGAAGCTCATAAGCTCTTTCCTGAAGCCAAAATCACTCCCCTTCCCAATGCCATTACTCCGTCTGTTCTTATTGAAGCAGCCCCACCAGCAAACGCTAGTGAGGCTGTAAAGGCACTAGGGGGAGAGTTGAGGATTACGTACCAGCTCCCCAGTTCAGAAGCGCCCTGAGGCGCTTCCACTTAGCTAGCTCCTTCTCGTGATAGTTTTCCCAGCTAGCAATGGCTTCGCTGAGCCCTTTAATGGCAACAGCGGGGTCATCATCAGTGAGAAGCTCCTGAAGAGCGTCTGAGATGTGATCCACTTGCTGCTGATACCACTGTTCCTTGAACGCATCCATGGGGAGGAGAGGAATGGCTTGTTTAGCTTAGGTCAATCAAGCCCCTTCCAGCGCTGCCACTCTTGCCTCCAAAAGCGTTAGCCGATCAGTAGGCTCCCACCTAGCGGCACTGCTATTCCATGCCAGGACATCCCCGTTATCCTTGCTACCATTGGCCTCCACGTCATGCAAATCTTGCAGGCGCCTTCCCGTATCCCAGCGAACAAAAATTGCGCCATTATTTCCAGAGCTAATAACGGCAGCCACTGCCAGTTTTAGATTTGGAGCATATGGTTCAACCTTGGTAAATCCGCCAGGAGTAGAAGGAGAACACCACAAAATATCGCCCTCCAAATATGCGCTCGTATTGATTCCGCGAATCTTGCCAAATACAGTAACGTAGCCATCGCCAGCTCCAGCAATAGCCTGATCCGTCACGCCAAAAAATACATATCCTGGCAGGCTTCCATCGGCCACCATTGGAGCCACTTTCAACCTGCCGCTTGCCCCTACTGTGCCAGCAAACCTCACTGCAGTTCCCTTGGGAATAGCCACTGTATTGCTTGCATTGCGACACAATACCATGGTTTCTTGGCCAAGATAATTGCTCACCCCATTTTTGCCTAGTTCTAAAGTGCCCTCATCTACATTCCATGTAAGCTCTCCTTCTGCCGCTCCATCTTCTGCCGCAGCAAGGTCAAAACGCAGCTTGTCAACAATGGGCTCGTCAGTCCATTCACTATCGTAATCTTGGTCTGAGCTTTTAACAAGCAAATCATTCGTTTTACCGCCAGGCGCCATGCCTGGTTGCCAAATCTCCAGTTTGGTTGGAGACAATGGAGAAGGAACAATAATCGCCCCGTCTTCTTCTTCAATTACAACGTGCGATTGTTGCACGCTAACTGTCACTTGTGTCATCGTCCTGTCAGTCCAAGATTTAGAAAAGCATTTCCTTCAAGAAGATAAAATTTATCTCCGCTTGGTTCTGTAATAAGAATGTCATATTGACCTTGCTCAGTGAGGCCGCTTGTTACGCTCGCTTCTAGGCGCATCTTGAACATGCCACTAGCCTGTGCGGTCCAAGGAAGACTAAAAACAGCAAGCTTGGCAGTGCCAGTGCGGTTCCATAATGTGCCACTGGCAGTATATCCGCTCATGTTTACGGGAGTGCCCGTGCTGTCTTTATATTGCAAGGGCAGCTCAAAAGTGGCTCCTTGATGAATGGTGATATCGTATTTTCCTGGCTCTATCATTTTGATAATGCTTTCTTCCCATTGTAAGCGCAAAAAGAAAGGGCCTTTCGGCCCTTGTCTTTATTTGCCTTGTCCCTTGCGAAGTTTACGCCCGTGACTAGCTTTGCTGTTTTTGCCGTTGCCCTGCCTTGTAGTTTTCGGTTTGCCAGGCGTAAACAGCTTTTGCCCGCTGATGCCGATTTTGCTTTTTGCCGCCATGGAGAGACGATGAAAACAAAAGCTTAGCTATTCCAGGGCAGGCCAGTGCCTGTAGTGGGAGTCTTCTGTTGGTCAATTTGAGCTTGGAGAGCGGCTTCAATTTCATCCACTTTCTCCTCGCCAAATTTTTCTTTCACCCACTCCATGACAATTTCAGGCGTGAGATCAGCGTAGGGAATCATTTCGTCTTCGTCGGGCTCTTCAAGACCGAGAGATCCATATGCCGACGAACGATAAGCACCATCAAAGGCTTCAATGGTATAGTGAACGGTTTGCACCGCACCGTCTGACAAGCGACGCTCAAGAGTGGCGCAGCCCCAAGTGAATTCAGTAGCCATGATTAAAAAGAATAGTCTTTGTTAGTTTAGACGATGCAAAAGCAGATCAAGATGCGGGAATTACGGGCGTCTTACAGAATGGAAAGCCGGCCAGATGAGTCAAGACCAATGGTTAAATATTCTGTTGCGTCCTGAGCAATATTGCGACAGGCTTTCTTGAATTCAGACGTTTCTTTTTGTGGATACTTAGCTTCATACTGCATTGTTTCTGGGTTCAAAACATTGCATTCTGGATCTCCAAGATAAAAGCAATTAACAGCTTGTCGCGCTTCTTTTTGTTGTTCAATGCTTAAAGAGAAGGTAACGGGAACTTTGAATGTTGCAATTAAGTTCATGATGGCGGCAGTCTCTTTTTTGATGGCCTCTGTTTCTTCTCGCGTTTGTTTAATGCGACGATCAAGCGGTTCTAGCCAGTTGTGTTCAGACATTTTAAAGAAGGTGACTACTTGCCCCAACGGGCAAGAACAGCGCGGAGACCACGTAAATGAATTTCATCAACTGTCCCACCTTCACTGAGGCAAACAGTGTCAAAGACTTGTAGCAACTCATCATCTGTTGGCCCCTTCAAGCTTGGCGGCTTGGGGCGGCGTGAAGTGCGGAGATTGCCAATTACCTCATTGCATCCATGTCCGTACCAATCAGCAATCCATTCACAGCAAGCCTCCAGCTCTTGGTCTGCGCCCCATTGAGCAGCGCGGGTGGCAATACCTACTTCGTATTCTTTCCAGTGCGCGTTTTCAGGATCAGTAAATTCCTCCATCCACTGCTTCACCAGTTCCGGCGGTAGGGTGATGGGATGTTGTTGTGTCATTGGAAGGTGATCAGAGGAAGCGACTACTCGTTGTCGGGAAGTTGTTCAAGGGCGCGGCGGATGGTGTCTATGCCCTTGTCGCTAAGGAAAGGCTGGTTTGCCGGATCATGATTAATCAACGCCAACGCCTGCTCCTTTAAGCTCGGCGCCTTGGGGCGGCGGGTATTGCGAAGGTTGTCTACGCCTTGGATCCCCCAGCGCTGCAGTTGGTACAGACACGCCTCCAGCTCTTGGTCTGCGCCCCATTGAGCGGCGCGGGTGGCAATGTCTTGCTCGTACTCTTGCCAGCGGGGATCGTTTGGCTGGCTGAACTCTTTAATCCATTGCACCACAAGTTCAGGCGATGGGGTGATGAGGTGTTGTTGTGTCATGGGTGATCAAATAGTGGTTTCTGAAGTTGAATCCTTAAACGCCTTAGCGCAATCCTTTTCTGTGATGCCAAGCGCATCAAAGAACTCGCCTAGCTTGAAGCTACGGCTTTCGATGCCGACAAATGAGTCGTACCACCCGCCAAAGTCAAGACGCTGAGCTGAAGGCGTCCAGGTGATGTCGATACCGCTGTGCGCGTACTCGTCGGTGAGATCAATTCTTTTGGGCATAGAAGTGGTAATGGTTACTCAGTTTGGCCAGGCTTCATCAGCCTTCTGAAGCAGGTAAGCAATAAAGCGCTCCACCTCTTCGCGGCTTTCAAAAACTTCCGTGTAGTGCGGATCCTCGTTGTTTGCCAGTTTTACAACGCCGTCTTGGACCCACGCGGAATGTTTCTCCATGTGGTTCTCGCGCTGTTCAAGCCATTCGGCAGGCGTGAGCTTGGGGTAAGGTTCTTGGGTCATGGTTTCCAGGGAACTGTGGCCAAGGGCAGGGTGTTGACGCACGCCTGCCCACCAACCCTACCACGCAGGTCAAGCAGCGCTCTCTACGTCATGAGGAGCAACTGCTTTTGCACTGGGATTCTCGTATTCGTCAATAAGACTTTGAATCAGTTCGGCTGCTTTGTTTGCCGCGTTGTTAAGACCGTTTTTATAACCGCGTGCGTACCATTGAACTAGGTCTTCTTCGGTGTATGTTTTTTGCTCTGAGGAGGACATAGCTATACGGACAATTTGCTGCAACTGTAGCACAGAACAAAAAAGCAACTATCCGGAAATTCCAGATAGTTCAACTTGTAAGGGCTGGTTACAAGTTCGCCAGCCCTCGCAGTGAGTAGGGTTACTGGCTCTGGCTGGCTTCTAGGTAAGCCACGATGGCTTTCAATTCGGCAAGCGTCGCATTGTTCTTGATCATGTTGGCTCGCATCGAGATGACTGCAATGTTGCCGGGCACATACCCCTTGCTGTTGTCGATCCGATCCAAGCTCGGAGAGTTTTCCACTTGATCGCGGTTTGACCTGCCAGCGCCAACACGAGCGAACAGTGGGATGCCCAACACCGGACAGGTTTCGGGGATCTCAATGTCGTCCTTCGTGATGGTGCATTCCAGCCCGGCGATGCGAGCGCGGTTGCGAGCCGCGTAAACCATCTTCTGCCGTGGATCCAGCTCCATGTACTTCTGTATCTCGCACTGACGGCAGCGTGAAATACGAGGCACACCGAGGATGTCCTTCTTTGCCCGCTTGACTTTGTAGAAATCAGTCTGCGGTTTGTGCTCCTTGCAGATGTTGCACTGACGCAGCGCGGGGCATGTCATCACCATGTGCTGATCGCTGAGCGCTTCCATGTGTTCGTAGCAGTGCAAACGTAGATGTAATTGGCATCCCAGCAGATCTCTCCGGTTGTACCAGTATCAGATGCCGATGCAGGTGTTTTTGCCGTGGCAATCCTAACTCGATCTCCGTTTACCTGTAGGAGTGCGCCACCAGAGTCCGAGGACGTGCCAACTAAAAGCTGCCCACTTGATGTGATGCGGGCGCGCTCTGTGTTGTTGGTGCCAAAATAGAGCGCTGCGTTCTCTCGGTTGTAAAAATATGCTTGCTGATTAGAGTCAACACCCTGGATGTAGCCATCAGAGCTTGTTGTACCAGTGCCGCTATCTTGGATGGTTAAGCGCACTCCACCAGCCGAACCGCTGTACAAATGCAATAACGAGTCAACCGTAGTAGTGCCAATCCCTACGCGGCCTTGACCGGTGAGGGTCATTACCGTTGCCTGACTTGTGAACGGGCTGCTTGCACTTCCGTCGTGAACGCGGAATTGCAAATAATTACTGGAGTTTGTTGCAGATTGCTTGCCGTAAATGGAATGGTATCTAGCCGTGCTATCGGTACGCCCGACTCTTAGGATCTCGCCTTCAACATCAATGGCTGAGTGATTGATTATTGAGGTTGGGTAAGTACCACTTACTCCTTGAACGTGCAGCAAACCCCCAGGGCTGCTAGTCCCCAGACCTAAGCGGCCCGAGCTGTCGATGCGAGCGGCTTCAGTTACTGTGCCCGCGTTTGCGCTAATGCCAAATCTAATATCACCGCCACTGTTCGCACCAGCGGCAGAAGACATGATGTAACTAACAGCGCGGGCTCCCGGTGAGGAAGTGTCTGCGCTATACCATTCAATTTTGCCAATGGGCTGATCTGCCGCTGTATTGGCATCAGTATCTGTAAAACGAAGGGTGTTATTAGCTGTTGTGCCTGTTGCGCCATCGTTACTTGCAGCAAGATCTAGAAGAGCGCCTGGGCTCGTAGTGCCAATCCCTACGTTGCCATTGCGGTTAATACGAAGGCGCTCAGTTACAGAACCAGCATCTGCTGAAGTCCCAAAAACAAGCGCAGTTGCACCACTAACACCCTCGTAAATACCACCGATTTGCGCCCTTACACCAGATCCGCCAGTGTCCTGGCCTTCGAACTCAATCAGGCCAACGTATTGGTCTACTGATCCAGTGGTGTCTTGGTTTTCTAGTCGAATATAAGCTGTATCGGCAGCAGAGACATGAAGGAGTCGATCAGGGCTACTAGTCCCCAGACCTACTCTGTTATTTGTAGCATCAACGTAAAGCGTATTGCTGTCGATGTTGACATTGCCGCTCGAATCAATCAGTAGGCGCGGAGTGCCATTAGTCGAGATGGCTACGTTGTTTGCCGAAGGTAGATAAACGCCGTTAGTGGGGACGCTGCTGCTAGTTGGGATGAACGATGCAGCCGTGCTCGTGCCAGTGGTGACGACGTTCTGGCTGCCGAAGTTAGGGCTTATCTTGGTGCCAGCAATCGCGGCGCTGCTGTCCACCATTGCATTGGTGACAAAGCTCCATGCAGTATCGTAATCAGTATTGCTTTGCTTAAACAGTATTTGATTCGTCGTGCCACTAGCAGGAAGATTGCTTCCTGCGGGCCCTTGCACACCAGGCACTGACAAAATAACTTGCGTGGTATCGTCGCCTGCTACGGCAAGTTGAACATTAGCCATGGGGCTTTAGCAATTCTTTTCTTGCCTTATTGTAGCCCCGTTTATGCTTTAGCTACGCTAATTAAATTATCGCTTCCATCGTAAGTAAGCGTTAATGAAGCTACAGTCTCTCCGCTTGCGCCACCAAGTTTGTATGCAATGGAAGAAAGTTTAGTGCCATCATATCCTAGAGCAATATAATCGTGCTCTGGAATGCGCAATGAGCCAGTGATAGGCACAGCGCTGCCACTGGCATCACCTCGAACAAACACGCCTTCATAGCTTTCACTGCCAATAATACGCTGTGCCATAACTATAAAAGCTTTTCTTTATTCTATGAAAAAGAAAGCAATTAATTGCGAGAGTACGTGCGCTGGACAGTAGCTACGCCAGTGAGCCAATAGTAACGGTCTCCACCAGCAGTGGTAAGGCTCACGTCGTAACCATAGCGGCCAGGTGTAAGCCCAGAGCTAACTGATGGAGCCATTGTCATGGTGAATTCACCATTTGCAGCATCACTTACAGTGCAAACAAAAGTGGCAATGGAAGAATCGTCTGATAGTCCTTTAATGTCAGAATCAATGCCATAACCAGAAAGCACCAACGGCTTGGCCACATAAAACGTTCCACTCCCAGGGCTGCTCACGCTAACTTCTGTCCCCCCACTAGATGCCGACACTTTGAATTGACTGGCAGTAAGACCAGTGCTAATAACGTAATAAATGCTATTAACGCTAAGGCCACAAGGCAAATCTCCACTTCCAGTGAACACCACTTTATTGCCACTAGTTAAACCATGGCAGTCAGAAGTAAACGTGGCTCCACTAGCTACCACGGAAATACTGTCAATATCTCTGCGTTCATCAGTAGCGCGAAATACGCCCCGCCAAGTAGAGTTTTGCAGGATAGTAATATCGTACGATGCGGGGTAGATCATTGATGGGGCCTATCCTGCAAGCAATCATTAATTGGCATTCTAACAATAGTCACAGTTTGTTTCATTACGCCCAGCCGCCAATTGATACTGCTTCACCAGCAGCGACTGGCCATACACTGACATACGAGCCGCGTCCAACGGTCCACGTTTCTCCACTCGCAGAACTATAGGCAAATACATCGAAAGTGAGATCAGAAACAAGGAAGAAAGTTCCTCTCATCTCGATATTCAACGTGCCAGACGTTGCTCCAGAGGCTATCGAGAAAGAAGCAGACATTGCATTTCCATCTTTTTTCACTGAAAAAGCATCGCTGCCAGCGTCAAGTGATGAATGAACAGCGCCAAGATTTTTTACGTTTATAGGCAAAGCAGGCCCAAGGCTTACACTTGCAGTTCCAGCTTTTGCCCCAGACGGCCTAGCAATGCTAGTATTTGTTACAAATTCAAAAGCGTAAGTATATCCTGATGGGAGGGTAGTCGATACACCCAGCATGTTATTGCCAGCGGGTATCCAATTCCCGAAGCTTGTGCCTCCAGAACCAACGAAAGAGTAGTCAGTCCCTGAGCGATAAAAACGATGACAAGCATACACGCCAGAGGCAGACAAAACATTGCCGTTGGCGAAGCCATTAGTATCAACAGAGAACTTTCTTCCACCATTCGTTGATAAAGCAATGGTATTAGTGGCAGGCAAGTATAAACCATTGCTGGGAATTGTAGAACTGGTTACATTTAAACTCGCCAGAGTGCCAGTATCACCACCCACCAGGATTGTTCCAGACGCATTGGGAAGAGAGATGGTGCGAGTGGCAGAAGGATTGACGATGTTAAGAGTGGTGTTAAATGAGGTGCCCTGAAAAACAACACTGCTGGAACTGTTGAGCTGCAAATTGCCAGTCATTGTGCCGCCAGACTTAGGCAGTGCAGCATTCGCTAAGTCATAAGCGCTCTTGACAGCAGTGGCAGTAGCGGCAATTGTGCTGCTAGTAGTGCTCGTACTATTGGTAAGCTGAACAACGCCAGCAGCGCTTGTAGAAGCAGCCGCCACAGAAATCGTGGGAGTGGTGGTTGGATTGCTAACGCTCAACGGCGACACGCCACTGACAGTAGTAACCGTACCATTCGTAGCAGCAGCCCATTTCATGCCGCCGCCTGCAGTGGAATCAGCCGTCAACACGTGGGTATTGGTGCCAACGGGCAGTTTGACAAGTGTAGAGCCAGAGCCAACAATCAAATCGCCAGTCGTATAAGAGCCAATACCAGTGCCGCCCCGTGCAATGGCCAATGTGCCGCTAGTGATGTTTGTGGCATTTCTGCATTCACTACTCACCTCCAGGATCGCGGCCTCAACGTTGGCGGCGCTTACATCCCCAGAAGGAGTAAAAGAAATGGAAGCAGCATTTTGGCTCACATAAGAGCTACTTACATCCACCTCATACCATGCACTACCATCAGAAACGATGAGATCAGGCGGAATAAGCGTGACGTTAGGGGCATTACCAGAGCCAACGCCACTAGCACTCACAAGGAAATAATATCCAGAGTTGCCACTATCAGCAACGGGGATGGCGCCTGAAACAGTAAGACCAGAAACGGCAGCGCCAGCACCAGTTAGCGAAACAATTTGATTTGCACCTGCGTCATAAAGGCCAGCCAAAACAATGGCGCCAGCAGTAACAGAAATTTCTTGCCAAACGTTGGAGTCCCAAACATAAGTGTCTTTGTTGATGGGATCATAGAAAAATTGTCCAACAAAATCACCAGCGGCTGGACGTGTTTCACCAAAGTTGCAAACCACGCGGTCTCCAATCTTAGTTCCATCAATAGCATCATCACCAATAAATGCAGAGCTAAAAGTGCCAGTGGTAATCTTGCTTGCGTCTAAAGCTGGAATATCTCCTGCAACAAGAACAGCATCTCCACCAGTGACATGGCCGTTTGTGTCTACGTTGACCTTGTAATAAGTGCCGCTTGCCGTGCTATTGCTATGGTCAATAATGCCGTTTGCATTAATTGTCAAGCCACTTCCTGGGCGTGCAATACCAAGTGTAGAATTAGTAGCCGTTGGCAGATCAGTGGTGACAATTGCTCTAAATGCTGGAGCTGCATCAGAGCCGCTCGCTGGTCCTGCAAAGAAACGCGCTGCTGGCTGTGTATTCAATGCCCCCGAAATAGTAGCCGTATAAGCTACCGTTAAATCGGTGGTATAAGTGAACAATGCATCAGGGGACACTGCGAGAGAAGTGAGGCCCGCCTGTTGTCTCCATTCTTCTCCAGTCCATGTATATTCAATATTTGTAACAGAGTCTAAATATTGTTGGCCAATATAATCACCATTGACAGAAGGAGCAGTGGTGGCAACAATGGCTGCAGAATTATCTGCCATCTTTGCTCCAGTGATGGCATCGTTAGCAATTTTTGCAGTGGTAACACCACCATCAGCAATCTTGGTCGTGCTAACAGCGCCAGCAGCAATTGTCACTGCGATGCCAGAAGTGCCAGTACCAGTGGCATCGCCAGAAAGCGTGATGGTCTGATCGCCAGTGTTGGTGCCGCTCACCGTGGCACCATTAGCCCATGTGCCAGTGGCAAGAGAAATATTGCCCAAGCCCAATGCAGTGCGTTGGGTAGCCGCGTCAGCAGCGCCAATCACAGCGCGTCCTGCAGCAGTGCAGGAAATACTTTCTACATCGCCAGAACCAGCCGTTGAACGACCAAGCAGCGTATCTGTGGCAATGTCTTGAATCTTGGCGAAAGTGACGGCGCCATCTTCAAGCTTTGCCGTGGTCACGCCAGTTGCAGCGAGCTGCGTTGTTCCTACGGCACCATCGGCAATTTTTGCGGAAGTAACGCCAGTGGCGGCAATTTTAGCTGTTGTAACTGCACCATCAGCGAGCTTATCGCTGGTAACGCCAGTGGCAGTAAGTTTGGAACCGCTTAGTGTTGAATCATCAGCGAGGCGAAATCCAGCTTCTGCTAAACTTTTAGCCGTAATCTTCTTGGTCTGGCTGACATTAGTATCAACAATGGGAAGCACGTCATTAGACGCAACGCCACTGCTGCTAATTTCAAAAAGTTCCGAAATTCTTTGGTCAGCCATGTCTCAATTCGGCCTAATGATACAATGCTACAACCAATTGTAGCCATTCACTAAGCTTCATTAATCAAGCTGCGATTAATCAGTGATTTCTTGCAGCAAGAAGCCAAGGCCAGTTTCTTGATTCTCTTCCACTTCAATGAGATCAAAGTCTTCCTTCAGGATGTATTCGTTCGGTACGCCCACTTTCACTCTGAATTCGCCAGTAGTCAGAAAGTCAATGGAACATGAAATGAGTGCATCGGAGCGAACTGTTACGCCAGCACGCGTGATTACCGCCTGTACTTCATAGAACACTTCGTTTGACGATGCAGAGTAATTATTGCGTTCTCCTTCTGGCGGAGACAATGACAGAAGCATGCTCAGCTCGCTACCAACATCTAAGCGTTGAATTGTCTGCAACAAAAACAAAGGCGCCTCTTCATCTGCAACTGTTTGATAGCTGAACAGGCATTCAATGCTTCCGCTGCCACTGATCAAGCCAGCCGAGTATTGCTGCCTGAATTTATCAGAAAGGCTAGTTGTCTCTACTGCCGCTCGATCAGTATTGATGTCATAAGAAATGACGGAGCCGAGGGTGTTGTAACGACTGTCTCTGATGACAATGGTGGCAGTAATGGGCGTACCAAAATCTGCCGACAGCACTAGTTCATTCTCTCTGTTGTTATTAACTGCATCGACAAACGTATCGTAAAACCGAAGTCCACCAAGGGCATTTACATTGACATAGGCCCGTAAATATTTCTGCACTTGCAAAGACGTAGGCCATGCTTCTGCAGAAAAAAATGCAAGCCCTCTGCTATCTTCCGTAGAAATAAAGAGCTGATCTCCCGTCAGAATATTGTCTTCGCTCCCTTCGAAATAAAGCCTATTGAGCGTAGTATTAATTTCGCTCGCGTCCACATTGATTGGCAAGTCAATATCTTCTAAGCTTCTGCGCCGTAGGCGCACCATGCCAGTATGCCCAACAAAGAATGTCATGACTAAACCGTGCCAGTAGTTTCTACTGTAGTTAATGCTCCGTTTACTGCAAACTGAAACGATACGCTAGTTAGCTCGTTTGTAGACGATGAAATGCTTGCGTTGGTAATAAAAGCATTTGCCTTAAAGTATTGATCGGCGCCCACTTCAAATGTCAGCTCCACTTGATTATCGTCAGTGATAGCGCCAGTCGTAACAATCTTCTGCAGGAGCTGCACTACGCCTGTTGCAGCGCCTGTATAGTACGAAACCGTGGCATTCCCCGTGGCGCTAGACATGCCAGCCGTATAAGACTGTGCGGTGTCACCAAGAGCAGTAGTTTCAATGGGATCCATGGATACATCCAAGGCCCAGTCTCTAACTTTCGCCACTTCATTGTCGCTAAGTCGCAACTTGCCAGTGCGTCCAGTATAAAATGGCATGGCTTTATTGTCTTTGTTTCATCTTAGCAGCTTCCTTAATCATCAATTTGATACAAAGTGGTGTCAAACTGTACGATGCGAGAATAAGTGGTGCCGCTGCTTTCATCGCAAGGATGTTCAATGGCTCTGATGGTCACCTCTCCTTCTTCCTCCATTGTGATTTCTGTCACGCGGAACACGCGCTTGTTTGTAATTTGATTGCCAAACACTACTAGCCATCCTTCAAAAGCGGCAAGTTCTGGAGCAGTGTTATTCACAATGGTGATGCCAGGTTTTTTGATGACGCCTTGGCCGCCCTTGTAAAGCAAAGCATCGTATGTGGCATTGACAATGCCTTCTGTCAATGGAATGTCAAGGCTTCCGCCAGCTCCAATTTTGCCTGCAGTGAGGTTGTCCCATTGGTTTTGGTCTGTTTGCACATAAATGTAGGATCCAGGCGCCACTGGGCTTTCAGTTGGGAATGTCTTAAATTCCACGGCACGCTTAGACCATCGCCGCTGTGAACATAACAACATGCCATAATTAATTGCCTGATTCCTGCTGGAAACATACGCGGACAAATCAAACGTTTGCCTGATGCAAGAGGCTTCATCTGCATTAGCCAAGCGAATGGTGAAGCTCGTGTTGCCAGGAAATGGATCTCCGTCTGTTGAATCTCGATAGACAATGGTGGCAAGGAGATCTTCAGTGTTGTCGCCATAGTCAATAAACTCTTCCTTGTAGCTCCCTTCGAGAATGTTCCCTTGATTGAACAAAGCAGAAATATTAATGCGGCTATCAACTAAGCCATTCTCGTCATAGGGCACTGCAGGTGCCAATGATTCTTTGCCGCCAATCTTGGTAAATTCCAGCAATGAGAACGGTGCCACTGTGGTCCAGAATTCACGCCATGACTGAGGATCGGCAATGATGCCATCCATGAAATAACCATTTGCCTTGCAAAACTTCACGGCCTTGCCAAGGCTTTCTAGGTCGATGCCATTAATATCAGCGTATGCTCCAATGCCATTCT